TACCCGGCACATCCGCTGGAAGACTCGCGGCAGCGCGAACACTGTTAATGTCTTCCTCGTATTTTTTAAGACCTTGCTCTTCTTTAAGTTCAGCTACATATTGAGATTTTGCTGATTCCTGAGCTTGGAGCACCTGCTCTCCAGCACCAATTATACTTGCGGTTTCAACCGCATCCATATCTTTTTGTGATCTTTCAATGAGGGCAAGTTTGTAGTCCCTTTTCTTATTTAACTCGTCAGCTTGTTCTTGCGGGATATTTCCCATAGACACAGCCGCATCAAGTCTTTGCTTGTCAATAAACCTAGTTAATCTTGCACCGCTGGTTACTGCGGTTTCTAATATAGAATCAACTATCTCCGCGCTTTTAGCAGTCTGTTTGTCGTATGCCTCCCTAAGCGTTGCTGATTCTGAAATCTCCCCAATTGGATTAGCAATATCCCCAATGCCTTTAGCTATAGACGCAACACCAGCACCAAATTCTTTGAACGCTTCTGTCCATGTTCGTGTTGGTTCTGCGTCAATCCCGCTTTTTTTACGGATTGCATACAGCTCAGCCTTTTTAGGGTCAATGGCATCATCGCTCATTCCACCCTCCAAATAGGCTGAAGGGTCGGTAAGATCATCTAGACTTGCGGTGAACGCCTCGCCTTTAGTGGTCATTGATCCATCCCTGTTAACGAACCCCTTATCAACTAATGCTTTATATCTACGCCCCTCTGGGGTTAGCGTTTTTTCATCTTGAGCTAACCCAAGACTAATCATGTCTTGAATTGAAGATATTGGCCTAACTCCTTGTTCTCCAAACCTGGATGCAAGAAATTCGTTATTCCTCACTAGCACATCTTTTGCCAGCAATGCTTGATTTTCTTCTTTCGCCATTTTGTTAAATTCTATTCCCCAGATTGGAACCCTTGAATGAACGATGCGTCGGATTCAGCTTGGCTTGATTGGCTTGTTGGGGTTGAACCAACAGTCACAAGTGGAGTTGATTCAATAATTTTGTCAATCTCAGATTGGATTGCATATGGATCTGCACCTTGAGACTGCATTTTTGAAATAGTCTTTGCTATTGTATCTGCCCGCTCAGCGTATTTAATCTTAAACTCAATGATCTTTTTGTTACCTTCTGTCGTTTTACCCATATTGGGTGATAAAACGGTTTTAAAGTAATCCATTTCACGATCACTAATAGCACCTTTAGTAAGAGCAATATTTCTCATGGCTAGTTCACCAACACGAGCTTGAAATTGTTCATCATTAGAAACATCAGCACCAAGCACTTTTTTCGCAGTCATTATAGTCTGTCTCCCAAAACCAGTTTTTACATTAGTGTCGAGAAGACCAGAAATCTCCTTAAATGGAGCAATATCTTGTGCAGCAGCAACACCAGTTGCTCTAATATCAGATTGGAGTTTATCAAGAGTCGTCCATCTTTGAGTTTGAAGCTCTTCTTCTGGAGTCTTCGTTGGTCTCATTGTTTTCTCTGGAGCATATCCAACTGTGCCTGGTCCAATAGTAGGAGTTTGCCTTTGTTCCTCCTGCCTTGGAATAAGGAACTTTTTAGATGGAGTCCATTGCTCTCTGGGGGCTGTCTCAAAACCTGGAAGTGTCACACCAAATACATCAACAGGTTCTGGTGGTGAATTTTTATCAACGTAGACGTCAAACTTTTTACCATTAACGTCGATCTCTTGAGTTTTCTCTGCACCGCGAGGAACATCATTTAGAGTAAGCGGAGTTCCATCTGGCTGAGTTGCCGTCAAAGGAAGCTCTATATCGGGAAGAACTCCAGCGTCATTTGGTACAGCAACTTCTGCAACTTGAATTGGTTCATAAACTCCCTCAGCATTGAGAACCATTTGTTGAGTTCCGCCTTGAGGCAGGTTAATATTTACTGGAGTTTGAGTTTTTTTAGCTTGGAACTCAGCCTTGATTGCTGGATCTAAACCAGCCGAATATTTAGAAATAAGATTGGCTGCCGCTTGTCCTTGTCCGCTTTGAGCAAGTTTATTTACAGATGATGAAATTTCATCTGGGACGAACTTTTTGCCAGTTTTTTCTTCTACGGATTTAAGCGCAGCAAGTGAACCAATAGCCTCAGCTGAAGCAGCGTAATTTTTCTGCTCTTGCTCCGAAATTTTCAAATCAAGTTCTCTTTGCGCTCTAGACGCTGATGTTTCATATTGCATCCTCTCAAGCCCAAGACGTTGCTGTTGCATTCCTTGTTCAGACTGGAATCGCATTTGATTTGTTCCCATGTTAATGAGTCCAGCAACGGAGTCCGCAATAGCAGCTCTGTCATCCAACGGGACATTTTCATCACGGATTTGATCACGAACACCTTGCAATGTGGGAGCCAAGTCGGGGAATAGCTTCAACGCTGCGTCAATCTGGACATCACTTTTTTTAATGAGCTTCTTCTTCTCCCCCTGCTGCTTGAAGTAGTCGCCTACTTGAGTTATCCCTTGTGCAATTGTATTGCCAAGGTCTCGTGTCCCCTGTGCTTTTAATTCATTAGCTTTATTTAATGTGGAAAAGTCATGAATAAACAAACGAGGGTCTATTGTTGATCCAACAAGTGGGGCTTGGCCATACATAATTATTTATTTTTATTTGATTTTTGAGTAATTAACCATCTTAATCCCAGATGGTGCTGTTGCAGCGGCTTTGGGTTGTTTTTTCTCAACATCTTGAGCCATGACGCCCATTTGCGTTTTATCTTCTCCCTTGTATTTGAATGTGTAAATTGGAAGACCTCCATTAGTTTTGCCAATTTTTTTAACGTCTTTCTTAACCCTTTTATCAGAAGCAGACATGGCAGCAATCGTACCAACGGTTGCGGCTACTGATGCCGCTGTTTGCATGTTAGCATTCCTGTTTTGAACATCAGCAGCATATTTAGATTGAGCTGCTTGGAATTGATTCTGCCTTTCTGTCGATCCTAAATTAAACGGCGTCCCAATATCAATCATTTGCGGACGACCCGATCCAATGGCTTCAAGCCCAAGGCCCATCATTTGTTGCCCAGTCTGGTAGGATAATGGTTGGCTATTAAGAATCTGTAGTCCCGGCTGCGTGTAAAACTGCCCTGCCATTTTGTATGCGCTTTCGCCAGCCTGTGCCGCCTCTGCGCGTTTTTGTGCCATTACATTCTCTCGACCCATAATCTCTGCGGCAATAGCAGAGTTGCCACCAAGGCGACCAGCGGCTTGTGCGCCCTCTCTGGCAGCCTGCTGGTAAATCCGTTGTTCCTCTGGGGTCACGCCTTGCGCGGAAGCCCTAGCCCTAGCTGCTTCCTGCGCTGAACCCTGTACCGCAGCAGCTTGTTCTGGGGAAAGTGCCGCCATTAGCCCACGGGTCATTCCAGCCTGTTCCGTCATTTGACCAAGCTCAGACCCACGCGCAGCACCAAGTTGTTCTGCGGCCCCTTGAGTAAATTGTGGAGCTAGACCCATTGCTCCAAGTCCAAACTTAGAAATATCAAGTAGGTTTAGATCTTGCCATTTTGGTCTGTATTCAGATTCCAGCTCGTAAATACTAGGAAATCCTTCTTTCAATCCACCTATATAAGATAAAATATCTTTTTTGTAGTTTGCTTTTGGTGCTTGTGGCGACTTAGGAGAGCTTCCCATATTTTTGTATTATTTGAGTTTTGAGTAAAATTGTTGCATGTCGTGGACTCTTACGCGATCACTTCCTTTGAAGCTGCGCTGGAATGCAATAAAATCGTAGTCTTGAGTGTATTTGAGCAACGCCGCCGGTCGCATATTTCCTGTGGTAAATGTGACGAACAAGGTGTCCCCATCGTCAACATAGACTGCTTGAGTTGGGTTTGCACGGAACACACTAAAACCCATAGCAAAACAATCCATATCGCAAACAACAATGCCATGACATAAGTGCCATGTGAGAAGTTGCTGGAAGTCGATACCTTCTTGTTCATAAATTGCTATTGCTTTAGCTAGGTGATGGTTCATCGAATGACCATGATATTTATTTCTGGAGAGTCTTTTTGCTCCGTGCCAACAGTAGTTCTCACTTGAAATGATGTGGTTGTTTTTGTTGCACTAGTTCCAGCTGTGACAACACAAGCACTTCCAGCACTAGTTCCCGGATCTCTTGCCCAACCAACAATAGAATAATTAGTATCCGGCATTGGCGTTGCCGTTGGAAATGTGATAGTATATAATCCTGTTGAGTTTCTTGTAACAGAGGAAACATTCCCTTTTTCCCTTATTACTGCTCCACCAACACCATTAAAGTTGACCCATGCCCTAACCCCAAAAATAGGAGCGGAACCACTTTGGCTGCCATCTAGCTTGGCTGCGGTTACACTAGCATTGGCTAGTTTAGCCGTTGTCACATTGGAATCTGCTATTTTAGCAGTGGTGACACCCGTTGTTGAGCTAGTTGAGTTTTCAAGTTTAATTGTGGTAATGGCCGAATCAGGAATCTTCTCAGTAATTACAGCTTCGTTTGCAATCTTTGCGGTAACAACAGAACCATCAGCAAGTTCATTAGATGTAATACTGCCAGACCTTACCTTTAATTTGCCGCCAGCAACCTCCACTGTGCCACCAGTGAATACTGCATCATCGGTCATTATTGTTTGGTCAATGATATTGTTGAGCTTTCCGCTTGTGACCGTGTCAGTAGCGGTAAATGTGTAGGTTGTATTAACTGCGCCCATAACTTATTTTTGTGAAATAATTTGCCTGTTTGTAACTGAACCCGAAACTTTTACTGAATTTATCCTAGGGGAACCAATGTTTCTTGTCAATATCATTGTACCCGTAAATCCCCTAATCCCGCCTAGTCTGCATCTAACACTGGCAGTTTCTGATTCATTTGGGTTGCTTGGTTCAAGCAATCCACCAAGAAATGTGCTGGTTGTGCCTATAAATTGGGAGTCATCTGGATCTTCCGCTGCAAATGATATTTCGTATTCCCCGTTAGCCCCCCGCAGGTTTTGCATGTTAATCTGAGCATCCGTAAAGCGTTTGCGCTCCATAGTTCCAAAATCATATCCTCTAGTCACAAGGACGGAACTAATTTCTGGAGAGACAATTGTTGATGAGTTATCAATGTTTAGAAAGTCATTGGAACTCTCACCTGATTCAAGTTGATGAAGTCCGCCGTTTGAGGTTACGGCATAAATATTATTCCTTACCCCAGTACTTCCAATTATAAAGTTTTCAATTAAAAACCTAGAATCCCCAAAGGTATCAAGCGATTCCCATCCTTTATTAAGGAAGTTAAAAATTAAAATTGAATTGTTCCCACGGGCATCATTAGCCCCGGCGTAAGAGTCTAATGGTACTGCAAGGTAGTATCTATTTTCGTACAGAACGCCCACAGCATTATCTGAGTAATTTTTGCTAATCCTGTCAATATATGGTTGGATGTTCTTTGAAATTGGTTCATCCGCTCCACGAAGATTGTAATCATTTAAGAATTCAATACCATAAACACCGTCATCGGACAAAAACATCATTACATTTCCGCGCATAACCACCGATTTGCGAGACAAACAACCAACCTCGGATGTCAATTCAGTAACCTTGGTGTCCAATAAACTGCCTTGAGTACCTGAGATCAAATGTAGGCTGTTGCGGTTGAGTACAACTAAAGCATCGTCGTAGAACCCGTGCATTCCCACCACATAATCAGCAGTGCCACCAGAAATTCGGAATTGATTCTCGATCTGGTCAAAGGTTGTAGTGTCCAGCAGGTCAGAAACCGCAATCTCGTCAGTTATTTTTCGGCTAGTATAGGTAATTGCATTGTAATCGCCAGACTGGTCGTAGTAATACGGAACCCAAAGTCGGCGTTGGAAGTATGTAGCCCAAGGCGCACCGGGTTGGTGCATAAATCCACCGCCTTCTGTAAACCTGCCGCCAAATTCTACCTGCCCTGTGCTTCCGCTAGCCGATATGTTGGCGACTGGCGCGAGGAACTTGATGTTTGTTGTGCTCGCTGATGTTACTTGGAATTGTTTACCAACAATTGAGGTAAACTCTGGGATTGTTGTCTCGTAAATTACGACAATGTCACCAGCGAGAATCGTTAAGTTGCCAGCAACCGTCAAGGAAACCAAACCGCTCGCTACTGTAACATTGTTTCCACTAGAAACAAATGTTTGTGGCTGGGTGTAAGCACCGCCGGGGGACAGGGTAAACCCGCTGGTTATGGTAGCTGCCGTTGTTGTAAATGTGGTGCTAGTAGATATCCCAGATGCCTTAAAAGTAAATACATCTTGGCTGGAAACTGAAGCCACCACATATGTGCCATTCGGTCGGGTTGAGCCACCAGCAAGCCCTGCAATAATAACGCTATCACCAGCAACAAGCCCATGCTCGCGCACATTCATTGTCACTACGGTATTCGGGCTTGCAGTAGCATCTGAACTAGCAGAAATAATGGGCCTTCCATTAGGATACCATTCCAAGGCTTGCTGCCCATCTCGAAACAGCATGACCTTGTCAAACGCTTGAATCATGTCGGTGTTAGCACTAACCGTTGAGCCTGATGGGTATGTGATATCAACAGGGTTTGACGGGTCGTCTAAATCTATTTTTTGTGCTTTTGCGTCCAACGCAATAATCACATATTCTTTGTTGCTTTCATTCGGGTCGCTAAACAAGCATGATGCGCGAACATTGGCATTGGCCGCATTGTTCACTAAAAGCTGGGTTACGCGAGGGTTTGTTCCAAGTGCAACGCCTGTAACCGTAGCGGTCGATGGAATGGTTAATTTCAACGTGGTCGCAGTTATGACCTCTAGCTCCCTAGTTCCATTTAAATCAGTGGTAGTAAATATCAACCCGCTAACCTCTGCTTTTCCGCTCGTCCCAATTGCATCGGAACCAAAAGCATCTCCAGATATGGTAAGCGTAACAAAAGCGTCAACACCACCAGAGGCGGCGGTAAATACAGCACTAGAAATTGTCCTACCCATCCTGCTGGTGGTTGCCCCAGAAAATGTATATGGCCCCGTAGCGGATGTCAGAGCATAAACAAAACTGGTCGCTGTAGCGGATGCCGTGATTTGAACCAATCCATTAGGGTTTGGCCCGGTCGAATACCCCAAACCAAGCACGGAAACAAAATCACCAACCGAAAAACCATGTGCTGACGCAGTAGTGATTGTGACCAAATTGGTTGAAGCAACCGCATTGGTAATAGAAATCGAATCCCCAGCCAATAACAAGAACGGCAACTCTAGGGATTTCAAGTCTGTTGTTAATGCCCCGCTCAGACTAGATACATTCTTGCGAGGCTTCCAGTAACCTTCCATGCGTCCGTTCAAGGACTCCCTTACCTCACCCGGTTTCAACTGGTTAAGCTGCAACCGCTGGTTTACACCAAAGAATCCACGATCACCATCCTCGGCAATCGAGTCATCTAGCCCACCAGTAGACCTAAACTGGGACATTAAGCGTAGTACGCAATAACTGTACCAGAGCTAATTTGAACTTTGGTAAAGATGCCACCAATGCCAGCACCAGCAGCAAGCGTCTTGCCATCAAGGTTGGAAATGTCATCCAAGTTACCAGCAGTCTCACCAGCACCAGACTCAATTACGCTGTCAGTAATCGCTTGAATCCAACGGAATAGACCAGTCGCGCTGTCAGCACCAGTAAGCACGATGCCACCCATTTGGCCTTGTAATTGATATGAATCGCCTCTAGGCATAATATAAATAAGTTTCTAAGCACAAGTCCATCTCGCGCTCACACAACCAATTACCACAACCCCACACATAATGTCAACCATAAACACAAATGTTACCTATCTAGCACATTTAAGCACAATACACTAGACCTATCCACAAATAACCCCGAACGGGAACTGCCCCATTGTAACAATTTTTGTGGGGCTGGTTTATGGATAGCAATAATAAAAATATTTCGCCGGTCGACCCCCTCCCCCCCATACCTTAGCGTGGCACTAATGTATTGTCCTGGTGTTCAAGCGGACAGTGTTCATGCGTGCAATGCCGGCAATGTAAACGCTTGTTTGAATGTGACGATTGAATCACGCGCTTGGCTTGTGGATTGGCCGCGCCGGATTCATGAGTGACGCGCTAAGGTTAGAGCGCACAATCTGTAGTGGATTGGTAAGGTATTAGCCTGGCGTGTGCTGTATGTCGTGGCGTGACTTGCTGGCAATTGAAATACTTCTTGACAGCTTCCGCCAATCTCTTTACCCTACGCTCCACGAGCGTAACACCTTACTCCCGAGCCATCACGTCCTAACGGGATGTGCGAAGGGCATTCAAACAAAGTAATCCATTCATCAAGCCAAGTGATGATTCAAGCGCGGTGATTGTTTCTTTCAAGTGAGGGAATGGATTTTATCGTCATTCGTTCTTCCCTTTGCTTATTCTTATTCTCTCCGCTTAATTGAATCACCTAATCCCTAACGGGAATTACTAGCGGCTTGGATGCTTGGTTCCCTAGCGGTTTGGTTGTCCTAGTGGTTGAAAGTGTGGCCATGGGATGAAAGTTTTTCCCTTGCTTGGAATTGAGGGAAACGCTTTGATTTAAAGGGTTTCGTGGGCTGTCAACACTATTCGGTAAATTTATTTTTAAGTTATTGGCAAATTTTATTGGCAATCTTCCCGCCATGATTTAGATTGATTCCGTTGCCAGCAATAACGGCACACCAATAACAAACCAAACCAAATATAACGATATGACAACGAAACCAACGCAACGCGACTTCTGGAATCTTCCAGAGGTCAAAGAACAGCAGACAATCCAACAAGGCTCACGCTTTGGCGACAAGGCTCACAAGGACGCATTTGATCGCATGAAATCAATTTGTGCTTCACTTATGGGAGCGGATTTCGCGGAGTCCTATTTCGGCGAATACGAATAACCAAACCAAACCAAACCAACGATGAACCAATACAAAGCAACAACCCTCGTTCCTCACATCAACGAGCCCTTTGTGGACTGGTACGATGCGGAGACGGAAGAGCAAGCCCGCACTATGTGGGAGTCTGATCGTCAAGCATATGGCTTGCCAGAAGATGCAAGCGTCAAATTTGAGAAACAATAACAAACCAAACCAAACCAAACAACGACAACGATACAATAAACAAATATATGGACACTGTAGAACAAACAATTGAACAGCTACTATCTACTGTAAAGGAACTCAGCACACTAGCAGACAAAGCTATCTATAACATTAGTAGCGTAGAATGCAAGAGCGTATTCCTCAAAGAACTAGATGAGATCATGAATAGCCACATGGAAAGGATGGGCGCATGACCTTGCGTGACCTATTCCTTGCCCTTGCCTTGCTCGCCTTGCTTGCCCTGGCCATCGCCGTCACAAGCGGAAAACTTGGCGGGCCTAGTGACATCGAAACAAGGCTCCGCGCCAGTGAGCCATTGAACCTTGAACCATAGAAAACGAAAACATGACCAAAATTGAATTTGCAGACCTTTGCGAAATGCACTGCATCGAGCCATACATTGCCCTGGAGAACGAGAGAATCGTTGCCGCTTTACTTGATCGCAAAAGCCAAGACGAAATTGAGAAAATCTTGTGCGAAGAATTCTAGAAAATCCGCTTGCATTGCTAGCAAGTGTGCATAAAGTGAAGCCAAGTCGAAACCGCGCGAGCGGTCTGCTGGTGATGCCAGCACTGAAGAGACTACAACAACAACAACAACAACAACAACGAAAGGAAAACAACGATGAAAACAGACACGCACACGCAAGGGCCCTGGCATATGGGGGCAGGAAACGGAGAAGGAAGCATTTTTGCCGATAACGGGCGGACACGCTTGGAAATAGGCGGAACCACGCTTTATCCAATCGCCCTCATGGGGCGCGGATGGAATGAGGCGGAGGATGAAGCAAACGCCCGCTTGATCGCCGCCGCTCCTGAAATGCTCGCCGCGTTGCAAAGCCTCACCCATCCAATGGCATCGGATGAAGACTTGCAAAACGCCATTGCCGTCATTGCCAAGGCGAAAGGGGGCGAACCATGATGCCCCAATGGGAAACGCAAGCCCTTGCCCTTATCACGGGGGCGGGGGTGAGCGTGAATGATGCACCTTGGGTGCTTGAGTGCATCCAAAAGGCGGCGGACGACATTGCGGAACATGACGATGCCGACCGGTTTCCGTTGCTCATGGAGTATCACGCAAATGACCGCGATGCTTTGTGCAACTTGGACGCGGAAACATACGCGGATGTGCTGGCATGCCTTGGCATCGACCTTCACCGCTTGGAAACCCTATGGGAGCGAAAACATATCGACCCGCCGACAGATGAAGCCGACTGGTCGCTTGAATAAAACCACAAACAAACGAAAACAATGATAACGAAAAAACGAAAAACCGAAACTGGATGGAACTATGTGCTTGAAAACGAGTCGATCCTTAACGGGGTCGAGCGCGTCAATCTTATCACCACGAACAAGGGGCGACTGGGCCGCTATGCTGGCGTATTCGTGGGCTTCTCATGGTGCGAGGTGAAAAGGTCACAAGCCGCAATGGCATTGAGAGCATCACGAAGGAACCAAAGCATAAGGAAGGAGGCCGCATGAAAAGCCAAGTGACCCTAGCCATCGCCATTTTCGCGCATCTTGCCCTGTTCCTTTTCGTGGATTCGCTTTTTGAAGCCCCGACAAAGTGGAAAATGTGGGCATTCTACGGGTCGTCCCTGCTCTCCGTGGCAGTCTGGGGCGCGTATGTCATAAGGGACGATTGGGACGGGGGGGGAACCGCATGAAAGTGAACTGGAAACTCTACGACGATCTGGAAGCGGACAAGTTCGCGTTCCTCGTTCGCATTGTGGCCGAGGTCTTTGCCGTCACGCCCGAGCAGATCCTTTGCCGCTCACGATTTGCGCGGTGGGTTGAGCCGAGGCAACTTGTGGCGACGATATGGAGCGAAAACCACAGTTTGCAGGAAACAGGCTACAGGCTCGACCGGCATCACGGGGCGATCATACACGCACGGGAGCGGGTTCGGTTCCTTATCGAGCACGACGACCGATTTGCCGACAAGGTGCGCGAGTGCCTCCAACGCCTGGTCAATGAATCCTCTATGGAAACAGAAACCCCAAAAGAAAAAATAGCATGATCCGACTATTTAGCTTGCAAGAGATGGCAGATGACTTGAAACTGCCTCCAGCCGTTGTTGCTCTCTGGGCTACTGATGGCTACATACCTTATGTAATGAGGGACGGAATGCCCTTGTTCGACCCCGTTGCGGTGGGGACGCACATCGCAAAACAATTAAACGAACTAAACAAAATCGACGATGGAAACACAACAGACACAACCACAAACTGAAGCGATTGCGGCGCACGAACCGCAAAACACGGGCATTCTGGCGCAAGTTGCGGCTGAAACACAGGCATTCGAGCTTGTGCAACGGCAAGCGATGATGTTGAGCAAGTCAACCCTAGTCCCCAAGGACTTTGCCGGCAATGTAGCAAACTGCGCGATTGCCTTGAATGTGGCAAAGCGGACAAGGCTTGACCCTCTGATGGTCTGCCAAAACCTAGCCATTATCCACGGGCGGCCAAGCTGGAGCGCAACTGCGCTGATCGGCATGGTGAACGCAAGCGGGAAGTTTTCTCCCCTGCGCTTCGTGTTCGACTCCGACGAAACCCCTACATGGTGCTACGCCGTGGCACGTGACATGGCGACAGGCGAGGAACTCAAAGGCGAACGCATCACGCTGGAGATGGCAAAGAAAGAAGGTTGGAGTACCAAAAATGGTTCAAAATGGTTGACCATGCCTGGGCAGATGCTCCGCTATCGTGCCGCTTCATTCTGGAGCCGTGCCTATGCGTCTGACATGTCGCTTGGCATGTACACGCAAGACGAAGTGCGAGACTTTGCAGAACCGCCGCGCAATGTGACCCCGAGGGCAAACCCATTCGTGGCTGAACCAGAACCCGAACCCGAACCCGTTGAGGTTGTCGAGGCGCAGGTTGTCGAGGACAAGCCCAAGGGGAACACGAAACCCCATGCCGACAAGATCGCGGAAGCGTTTCAGAACATGGCCAAGGAGGTAGAACCATGAGCCAACTAGTCTACAACCTAGGGCGCAAGTATTACGAGGGGGGCGCAAGCCCCTCCAACTTGGGCGGGTATGTCTCCAAGTCTATGCTCTGGGAGTTCGACCAAAGCCCTTGGAAATGGTTCCACAGCGGCCCAAAGGAGGCAACACCGGCGATGGAGTTCGGGAGCCTTGTACATTGCCTTGCTCTCACGCCTACCGAGTACGCCGAAACCTATGCCTTTTGCGAATACGACTCATTCCGTACCAAAGCGGCGCAGGAATGGCGGGATTCGATGGTGGCACAAGGTAAGGTCTGCATCACGCAAGCCCAACTCACCGCCGCCAACGAATGCGCGGAGTCGATCCTAAACGACCTTGACATCCAGCCGTTGTTTGTCACCGGCTACAAGACCGAGGTTGCCGTCTACTCGCAGATCGGTGAAACCAAGGTGCGCGGCATGATTGATCTTGTGCCACAAGCGGGAGATGACTTGGTGGACATCAAGACCACCTCCAGCATTGGCAAAGCTGACGACCTAGCGTCCCTTGTGGTGCGCCGAGGCTACCATTGGCAAGCCGCCCTCTACCTTGACCTATTCAACGCCGCCACGGGGCTGGAGCGCACGAATTTTGTGCTTGCCTTCGTCGAAACATCTGCGCCTTATGAAACCGCAATCGTCAACCTGTCCGGTGATTTCATCGAACAAGGGCGAATCGGGTACATGAACGCAATCGCTAAATACCAGAAATGCGTCTCGGAGAAGATGTTCCCCAAGGCAGTTGAAGGAATCCAAGAACTCTCATTCCCCAAGTGGGCAATCAAATAACAATATGAAGCAAACAATAGACATTAGCCTGGACACAACGAAGATCGACAAGACCGCTCTCTATGAGTCGCCAAAAAACGGGAAGAAATACCTCTCCGTCACGGTTCTGATTCGTGAAGAGAAGGACAAGTACGGATACGATGGATTCGTAGTCCAGAAGATCAGCAAAGAGCGCAAAGCCGCAGGAGAGAAAGGCCCGATC